GGGCGCCGCCCAAACCTCGGTACCGAAATTGTTGGCGAAAAATGCCGAGAACGCGCGCGAGAGCTCCGAGCCCTGGCCGAACGAAGCATCGGCATCCATTTGTCGGCCGATCGGAATCGGCACGTCTGGCGTTGCGGTGCCGGTCGTCATCATCGTGCCGACGATCAAGGCACGATAGGCAGGCACCGGGAGACCTGCCATCGACGGATCAACCTCTACCCAATATAGAGGTTGCTTCATTACTGCCGGAATGTTGTTGAACGAAACGGGCATGGCAGACTCCTATTTGCTCGCCGGGTTACTTTGCCGACGTCTCGGCGTCATCATTGCGCGCGCGCTTTGCGCGCGATTCCTCTTTCACGATTTCGATATCGCCATCGCGCAGCCGGCGCCGCGTGAAAGCATCGTTCGGCCATTCGACCGATTGATTGATGTCGCTCCTAAACCTGATGCCGGTCAGCGGGTGCTTGATGAGCCGGCGCACATCTTCGTTGCAAGCTTTCACACGCATGGCGGTCGCTCCTATTGAGGCAGATCCCATATTGCCTCGATTTGTTGCACGTTGCTGGCCTCGTCGGGCGACGGCCAGGCCGTCGTGAATTTCATGCTCTTGAAATCATCGGTCGCCACATACCGATAATCTTCGCGGTAAAAGCAGACGAGCTCGGCGCGCATTTCGGCGATCGGGCTCTCGTTGTCGAGTGTCGTATTGCCGTAGTAGTGCGCCCGCGTAAAACCGGAAAAGCCCTCGACCTGCGCGACCGGATCCCCATAGATCGTCTTGTTTTCCAGAATGCCGCGCATGATAGCGCGAAAGGCGCCATCGAGTTGATTCTCGGTCGCAATCGGGTCGTTGTTGGCAATCCACACTGAAAAGCCGATGCGCGCCGAGACCGAAAACCGGGGCATGCCGTGATTGATGTTGCCGTCGGGCCCGCCGGCATCATTCACGAGATAGACGCCGCAATAAGGGATGTTCTCTAGCTTGATCGGGAATTGGCGCGATGTGCCGAAGCGCTTAAAGTTTGCGAAATACGGCATCGCTTGCACAAGCGTATAGATGTTATTCCGGATGATGAGCGAATAGGTATTATTCGTCGGGTCGACGCTCTTTGGCACGATGCGCGGCGCTTCATTCATGGCACGACTCGCATCAAGGTCAGCGTTGTGCAGCCTTCGGCGTCGTGATGCGAGGTTTTAACCTCCCAGTCGCCGAGATCCGGCAAATCGCCGTCGGGCCCGATCGTGATGACGTCGAATTGCGCGGGAACGATCGAGTACTCGACATCGCGCACGTCGAGCTCTGTTCTTTGGTCGGAAAAAACGGTGCCATCCTCGCCGATGACGTCGGTTGCGATCGTATTGAAGATCCCGCGCGATGGGCCGGCATCGTCGGCGCGCGCGCTATAAGGCGGCTGCCCCGGCTGACTCCCGACCGGGTTGATTGTGATCGGCCGCGCGTAAAGATCAAACGTCGGCAGATAGACGAGCGTTGAAAAGTTAAGAGCCATGCACGATGACCGTTTCGAACATTTCGGGCAATTTTTTCTTGATGGCCGCGACGACGACGGCCGCCGCCTCGTCGGCCGATATGCGCTCGCGCCCGCCGACGTTGCCCGACGTCGTGCGCTTGGTTTGGCCGGCCGCCCCGGCGCGGCGTCGCTGCGGCGATGAGCTCGGCACCTTCGGGCGCACCGTGACCAATTTCGAGGCGCCCTTGCGCGCGAGGATGCGCGCGGTCGGAAAGGGAGTCGTCGGCAGAATGCCGATGGCCGATGTCCAAACGGGTTTTAATTCTTGGCGCGCCTCGATGACGGCCGCGACGAAAAGATCGGGAATCGCAGCCTTGAGCGCATCGGCTTTTTTCGCCAAGTCGCTTTCGAGCCGCTGCAGATCTTTCGTGTCAACCTCCATGCTCAGACCTCTAGGCGCGTGTAATGCGAGAGCAGCGCATCGACCGCCGGATTGACTCCGGTGCCGCCGCCGAGCCGCGCCGTCAGCAACCGAATCGGATCCACGAAATCGACCTTTCGATCGCGGTATTGAATCGAGCGGATTCCGCTGACGGCCTCGACACTCATCGCGAATTTGAAATCGCGCACCATTAAGACGGTCGCTTGCTTTAGCGGCAACGGCGCATCATCGGGCAGCGAGTAGCCGCCGGTATAGGTCACGCTGACCGGCTCTTGCCATGCCGCCGCATTGAGGCGCGTAAGCTTGCCCGAATTTTCTTCGAGCTCATAATCGGCCGGATCAACCGTCACGGCGCCGTCGGTCTCGGTAACGCTCGTTATGTCGCTCGCGACGACGGGCCAATGCGAGAGAAAGAGTCGACGGTCGCCGATGTCGCGCCAGATCTCGTTGACGGTCTCGCGGGCAAAGATCCGATTGCATAGGCGCATGACCGAGGCCGAATTGATGTCGATAAACATCTGCAATTGCGCGTCGGTCGTCGGCGAGGTTGCCGTGATGCCGAGCAACGTTTTGCACTCGGCGAGCGTCAAGAAATCGAGCGACGTTGCCGGCGTGAGGACGTGAATCGTGCGATCGGCCATCAATGTGTCTCGACGTGGAATCGTTCGAATAGGCTGCGCAATGGCAATTCGAGCACGCGATCATCGGAGAGCAGGATTCGAATTGCGTACGACTCGACGTCAATGCGCCACTCGGCGAATCCGATGCCAGGTTCGCCCTTGATGCCGCGCTCGCCGGCCGGGCCTTGTGGTCCGCGCTCGCCGCGCTCGCCGCGTTTGCCAGGAAGAGTCAGCGCTTGCCAGCCGTCGCCGGGGCAGGGGCCGGGATCATTGCGACGGGCGACAAACGAGCAACCGTTAAGCGCGACGACATCGAGCTCGCGGTATGTCTCGCGCTCGCGATAGGTGCCCCGGATCTCTATTTTGCGCCCGTCGCGGCCGGCCGCCGCCAAAAGGATCCAATCGCGCGCGCCCGGCGGTAGGGCGGTGTCCTGCTTTGCCTGCCAGGTCGCGCCCTCGAAAGAATAGACATCGCCGGCATAGGCGACCGTTTCAGGCTGCCACGCCTTGACCGCCGGCAGCATGCCGGAGGCGCCGGGCTCGCCTTGCGGGCCGGGCTTGCCGGGCTCGCCGATCGCGCCGGCCTCGCCGGGGATGCCTGGCGCCCCTTGGGCGCCGCGCTCGCCTGGCGGGCCCCGCTCGCCTTTGGCGCCGGCCTCGCCGCGCTCGCCGGCCGCGCCCCTTGGGCCGGCGGGCCCGAGCTCGCCCTTGTGCCCGATCGGCCCGCGCTCGCCGATGATGCCGCGCTCGCCGGCCGGGCCGGGAGCGCCGGGAGCCCCGTCGGCGCCGGCCGGTCCGCGCTCGCCTGGCGGGCCCGAGACACCTTGCGGGCCAGGCGCGCCCTGCTCGCCCTGCTCGCCTGGCGCGCCATCCTTGAGAGCGGCGAGGCGCGCGGTCGTTACCTCGCGCAACTCGCGGGCGAGCTCGGTCAATTCCGAGCGCAGTAGCGAAAAGCTTGCGCGCTGCTCGGCGAGCTCGGCCCGCATTTCCGCGACGGCCGCCGCGCCTTGTGCCTCGATGATGGCGCGCTCGCGCTGCCAATTGGCGCGCTCTTGCGCCAATACCTCGCCCAATGCCTCGCGCCAGACATCAATTAAACCGTCGGCCGATTCGATTGGCGATGTCGATGACTCGGCGTGCCTCCCGTTTAACATCTTCGGGATCCTTCAATGGCGGCGCGGGTTGAGACGGGGAGCTCGGCGCCGCGTTAGGGCCGGGCGCGGCAGGAATGGCGCCGGCCGCCGAGAGCGGCACGACCTGTTGCTGGACTCTCGGCTCGTCGCCGAATGCAACCTTTTCTAAGCCCTCCTCTTGGCGCGCTTCGTTCGGCGCATAGATGCCGCCTTGCACGCCGCGAGCGAGCGCGTCGATGCGATCTTTCTGTGCCGATCGCAGCAATGCCTTGGTATCGAATTCCACATACTCGTCGGGTTGCCCGCGCAGGCAGAACAATTGGCCGATCGCTTCTTCGATGTGATTGAGCGCAAAGCCTAAGCCTGACGAGATCCACGATTGCATTAGCAATTCGGTAGAGCCGAACGGCTGCTTTTCGCCGATGCCGAGAATTTGCATCGGGATCCGGTAGACAAGCGCGACGTGCTCCTCGGTCAATTTCAGAATGGCCGCCAGGTCGGCATCTTTGGCATTGAGCCCCCACGGCTGAACCTTGAGCCCGGCCGTCAGGATTGGCGTATTGCCGGCGTTGATGCCGCGCGATTGTTCGTTCCACCGATCGCGCAAACTTTGTACCTGATCCTTATCGAGCACCAAATCGGTCGATAGGACGGCGGCCGGCCGCGCCTGATTCATGTAGAATGCGGTCTGCTGCTGCAGTATCGCGTCGTCGGCGATAACCTCTTTCGCGGCTGCGACGATCGGCGACTCGCCGAGCACGGGCCACGGCTGGCGCATGTCGCAATTCAATCGGACATGCAGCACATCGCGCTTAGGGACCAAGAGCGGTTGCTCGCGCAGCATGTGCGAGACGACTTGATTGCCGCCGAGCGTATAGAATATTTCTCCATCCTCGCCCGCGATGTATGGCCGCGACCAACGCGGATTCATTAGATGGAGCTCGCAGATCTCGTAACGATCGTTACGCATCGCGAGCGCGTATGCGTTGCCTTCGAGGTAGAGACCGCGCACGAGATTCAGCAAAAAATCGCTGATCGATTGGTAATTGTTCGGCGAGCGCAAAACCCGCGATAGCGATGATGTTCTGCAGCGCTCGCGCCCGCCGCGCGAATTTGTTTTCCAATGGTCGCCGGGGCACATCGCGATCGTCTGCGCATACGCCGAGACGCACGCCTCGACGATCGCGGTTTGCGCTGGCCCCGGCAACGGGAGATAGCCGCATTGCCACCAATTCCACATGTCGGCTTGCGCCGGCAGCCATCCGCCCGTGACGGGCAGATACCACGGGCCGGGCCGTGACTCGCCCTCTACTGCTTTTGCGAGCCAACGGCCGACGCGGGAAATGATGGCGGGCATTTTCATTCGCTGTGACGCGCGGCCGATGTCTGCCGAGTCTGGTAGCCGCTGCCTGCAGGCTTTTCGGCCTCTAGGCTTTTCTCGGCTTTCTTCATGACGTGGCAGCCGTGCGCCGCCATGTCGTTTTCTTCTTGCGTCGGCGTTGGCGGAAGCGCATTTTTCTCGCGCTCGGCCATTGCCTTTTTGCGATCTTCCGATTCTTTCTTGATCGACTCGCGTGCGGCTTTTTCGGCCGCGTTTTCTTTCTCTGCCATTGTCGTGGCTCCTATGTTTGCGTGCCTATTGCCAGGTCACGCCAGACACAAAGGCAACGCTCAAGGGGCGCCGCATGGTCCAATTCATCGGGAGAATCATGCGCAGGCCGATGGTGTCGGTCTGCCAGAGCGAGCGCGCGGGCGCCGCGACCGTCGGCGGTGTTCCAGGCGTGCCGATCGCGAGCGGCGTCGTATCCTCCATGTGGAGAACGGCCTGATCGCTCACTTCGAAGCGCGGATCATCGCCCGTCACGGAAGAAAAATCGGCGCCATCGATGAGGATCAATGTGCCGGCCGTTACGGTCGTCGATTCGATGATCGGGATCCCGATGAGGAATCCGCGACTCACTTCTTCGCGGAATGGCAACGCTTGCGCGCCGGTTGTCGGCGTCAACGCAATGGCAATCGAGAGAGCCGGCGACATGATCCACGCCGGCTGCCGGAAATTGCCGCGCGTTGCGACAATCAGCGCATTGGTCAATTGCTTGATGTCGCCGAGCAGGGCGGTAAAGCCGCCGCCGGCCGTTGGCGTCAATCCAGTTATGCCGTTGAGAATGCCGGCCGGGCGGATTGCGTCTTTCGGATTGGCGTCGAGCAGAACGGTATCGATCGCAACCGATGTATCCTCTAGGACGGCATCGCGCAGGATTCCCTCGATGGCCGGCGTCGAGTGCTCGGCGATTTCGCGCGTGAACGTCGTTATCACGGCCATTTTCTTCGGCGTCATCTGTTGCGTGACGAATTGACCTTGGCGCACCGGAATAGGCGCGCCCTCGCCGACGAACGAGCCGGCGACCGTCGGCGTTGTCGAGCGCATCGGCAGGTTGATGATGCCGAAACGGCCGAAGGTAAACGATGATCCTTTGGCCGCAAGCTTGGGAAACACGGCCATCGGGATCAACGCCTTGTAGAATTCGCCCATCACGACGGCGACGAGCTCGGCTGCCCATCCGGTGCCGGTCATCGTCGCTTCCGTCGATGCCGCGCGCGTAATCACGTTCATGATCGTTCGCGTGCCCTCATCCTCGCCGTAGGTTTCCTTGAGGATGGTATCCATCGAGCGCGCGCCATGCCCGCGATAGTGCTTTACGAGGCAGGTCAGCGACCGCCATACGTAATCGATCGGCTCGACCTTTCTGGCCGGTACCGTGAACGGCCGCGCGCTCGGCGGATTGACGCGATGCGTCGGCATGCGCAATTCCAAAAGCGAGCCGTCATCATTGCGCGGCGGCGCGCCATTGGTGGCGAGCCGCGCCTCGGATTCGAGCAGGCTGGCGAGACTTTTCTCGCCCTGCGCGATTCTGGCGTTGAGCTCATTGGTCACGGTCAGGTCGGCATCGCTGACGTTCGAGTCATCGACTCGCGCCAGGTGCGCTTGCAATTGATCGCGGTCAGCATTGAGCCGATTGCGCTGATCGGTAATCCGTTGTGAGAGCGACATAGGTGCGCCCTTTCCATTTCGGGATCTTGTTTCGGCGTGCTTGCCAATGGGCCCGCGACTCTTGTTTCGTGTCCTGGCGCCGGGCTCGGCGAACACGAGCGAGAGGGTTGCGGGAGAAATGCGCAGCGACTTGGCGACCGCCAAGGCGTTGGGATTTGCGGGAACGCTGACGAGCGACGTCTCGACGAGCTCTTGTCGCGTGAACATGTAGCCGAGATATCGATCATCGGCATCGACGCGCGGCTCGCTATCGAGCGCGCGAAAGCCGACCGAGACCGCCTTTAGGATTCCGGCGTTTATCAATCGGCGAATCTCGTCGATGCGATCGGATGTGCCTTCCGGGGCGAGCTCAAGAGAGCCGCGCAGCGTCGAGCGCTCGATTCTAATGTTGCTCCATTTGCCGATCGGAAAATCGCTGTTGTGGTTGAAAAGCGCGATCGGGTTTCTTTGAAAGTTGGCAAAATCCCATCCGCTCGCCTTGATGATGTCGCCCATTCGGTCGACCGTTTCATCGGAAAGGATAAACTCCATGCCTTGCACGGGCTCGGCGTGAGTCTTGTGGCGCAAGCGCCTGGCCGAGCGGCCGCTCGCGTTGCCCCATGCGGTCTCGCAGGCCGAGCGCGCGTCATCGGAATCTACCGAGCTCTCGCCGAGACCGTCGTCGCCGGCCAATGAAACGATGCATCGCTCCATGAATTCGTCGCGGCTTTCATTTTCGCCGGGCTCGGGGCACTCGTCGGCGAGCTCGCGGACATGGCGCCGTCGGGCCCGCGCCGAGCGCGCGCCCCTGCTTTCCCATTGCGTCTGGCAGACGTTCTCGGCGCCGTCGTCGTCGATATCCTCGCCCAGCTCATCGACGCATCGCTCCATGAATTCCGAATACGATTCCTCGTCGTCGGGCTCGGGCGCCTGGCGCGAGGCGAGCGCGACGATTGCGTCGAGCGACGGCGCATCGCGAAAGCGCTCTTTCCAGCGCGCGATGATCCGGCGGATCCCTGCAGCCTTTTCCGGCTCGGGCTCGTCGTCTTTTTCGTCGTCATCTTGCGCGTCGCGCCACATCGACATACACGCCGCAACGGCCTGCTCTTGCGGCCGTTCGTCGCCGTCGGATCCCATCATTTCGGGCACGCAACGGGCCATGAATTCCGATTGACTCTCGTTTTCGCCCGGTGTCATCGGCATGGCGGATCTCCATCGTTTACGTGTATTTGCGGACCTTGCGGGCATCGCAAAAATTGCGATAGAAAGGCGATTCGGACGGGCAACCGATGAGGATCTTATGTTTCGCTTTTCGCTTCTTATCGCCGCGCTAATGGCATCGGCCGCGCATGCCGGCGAGCGCTCGCCGATCGGCCCGGCGCCGCTGCCGGCTATCGGTGCCGCATGCCCGTCGGGCTATCAGCGCTCGGCCGGCGCATGCGTGGCGGGCCCGCATACGAGTTGCCGGGCATTCCCGACGACGAGCTCAGTTTGCCCGTCGGGCTATACTAAGTCGTTTGATTACTGCGTCGAGACCGGATGCCAATCACGATGAAAACCGTTATCGCCTGCAGCGTCATCGCCTTGATTATTGTGCTCGCATCGTTCACCTATCGGCCGCCGATTCATTTTCTCGGCGAAAGCGTGCCGATGCATCGAGGTACTTCATGGCAAAGATGACGAGTCGAGAATTCCGCCGCGTGATGGAACATTTCGGCTGGACTCAAGATAGCGCGGCCGTCGAGCTCGGCCGCTCGTCGCGCTCGATTCATGGATGGTGCAACGGTGCACGCATTCCGGTCATCGTGCAAAAATTTCTCCGGCTCATCGTCAATCGGCGCATCAAGCCGAGCGACCCGGCGATGGAAACGCCAGTCGAATGATTTGACGCGGGCGCCGGCCGACTGCTTAAAGCCGGCGTCCGCGTCGCGGTCCCGAGCCGAGGGATTGGGGGCAAGGCGGCTCGTCGGCGGACCGTAGTCTTACGAAAGCACGGCTTGAATTGCGCAGTCGTGCTCTTGCACAATCGGCGCCTCGCGGCTGCCCGAGCGGATCTTGATCCACATCGTGTCCGCGCTCCAATTGCCGCCCGGCACCGGAATCATCGTTCCCGCATGCGCTGCAATGCAGGTCTCGACGCCATCAACACCCATCACGTCGAAAAACGTGGCGTTATCGTTCGATGCTTGAAACGAAATATTGGCCGGCGTCCAATTCGTCGGAATGGTGATGTAGCGCGGACTCAACGTCGTGCAATCGATGACGCTCGACATCGAATCGCCCGCGTTGAATGTCGCATCGACGATCGTCAGAGCTTTCGTCATCGCCTCGCGTCCTAAATGGGCTTATCGGCCGGCGTGCCCGCCGTCACGTTGGCCGTTCTTGCTTCGGTGCGCGGATCTAGCGTCACCTGAAAATCGAGCACGCCAACAATTTCCAGAATCCCGGCGCCTAGATCGGCGTCGCATTGAATCGTCATGCGTTGCGTCGTGCCGTCGGGCGAGGCCGAGACCGACACGAGCTCGCCGGCCCACGTCTGATTTGCATCGGCGGCCGCGGCGATGCTCGCGGTCGCGATCGTCTCGTCGGAAACCGTAACGGTCGGCGCGCCATCGATCGGCACCGGGCGCCCGCGACCGTCGACGACTTGGAACGAAAACGGCAAAGTCTGCTCGGTCGAAAAACTGGTAGCCATTTTGAATCCTCCTTAGCCCTCTTTCGGTTGCGATACGGGTTTGTCTTTCGGCTCGCCTGGCACGATGACGGCTTGCGGATCCTTGAGCCAAACGAGAATCTGCCATAGAAGCTCGTCGAGCGCGCGCGTGTGCCGGATGATTTGCGGCGGCTCGGCCATTGTCCTAGTCTTTCGACCGGCGCCTTTGCTCGGCGCGCTCGGCTAACTTGTCGTAATCGTCGGCAATCTGCAGCATCATGCGCCGCGAGATCTCATCGCTCAATCCGTCGGCGAGCGCGCGCGCCTCGATGGCTCGTTGGCGCCAATGCTTAGGATCATCGATGATGCCGGGATTATTCATCCGATCATCGCGTCGACGTCGACCGCGCGTTGCCCCTTGACGAGCGCAATCGAGAACGCCATCGCCAACGCTACCAATCCATCAATGCGCCCCGAGCTCTTAGCCTTGTCGAGCTTTCGCCCGCCGGCCGGATCGCGAGTGACGACTGCGTTTGCCGCGTTCATGGTCAGGACTGGATGGTTGCCGTGCCGGATCCGGCGTTGCACAACCAAGCGCTCTAGGACGTCGACGGCCGGCGTCATATCCTTGAATCCCTGGCCATGCGGCACGAGCGTCACGGTGCAGCCGATCGCGTCGAGCTCGCGCTGCAGGTCGCCAAT